CATTAAATCCGCGAGGGTAATCGGCCTATTGGCCCAATTACGCAAGACTGCCGAAGGGTGATAGGTCGGGAGGACTTTGCCGCCAGCAAGAGTTCCTGTTGCCACTGTCCCGCGTAGGCTTCCAAGACCATTAGTGCCAAGCAAAGCCCAACAAGCTGTAGCCCCCAAAGCGACAGTGATATTAGGGCGAACTTCTTCCAATTCGACACGGAGGCGCTCCAGTTCTGACAGATATTCGGGGCGAAGATATTGTCCGACTTTACCTAAATGGGGGTGGGAATAGTCTTCGCCGCACTCAGCCTTTTTGCAACAAAGCGCGGTGAAGTCATTGTTTGGGGGACGCAGCGCCAGCACATTTGTAAGAAAGCAATCTTTTCGAGCAATCCCTGCCTCTTTCAGCATACGAGTCAGTTCTTGACCTGCGTAGCCTTGGAAGGGCTTTCCGACCATTGCCTCTTGCTCACCCCAGGCTTCACCGACAAACGCAATCTTTGCGTCTTTCGGACCAGAAGAATGAGCGAATGCTGGCGCTGCGTTGTGCATGTTACTGCTGCTTTGCGGTTAGAGCTTTGACAAGCCACATGGCTCCGGCTTCGAACGAAGTGATTGCTTGGCCGTAAAGTCGCAGTTCTTCGTCTTTAAGTTCGGAGCCAGCGCCGTCCGGCATCATGTCGTAGCAAAAGTCGATCAACTCTGCCGCAAGACGCTTTGCTTCTTTCACGTCTGCTTGTTCGGAAGGGTTGAAAGATTTGCGGACGATCTTTTCACCGAATGACAGATTTGCCATCAGCGGTTTTCCTCTGCGACGATAGCGAGCAGGAGCAAGCTGTAAACCACCATGTCGTCGATGCGATCACGGATGGGCTCGGACCGCGCACGGGATTTATTTTCGCGCACATCTTTGACGTATTGTGTGATAGTGTCGATGTGCTTGCCAGCAAGAAAAAACCACGCGGTTGACATGGGGACGCCCTGCTGGTCTGCGAGGCGACGGAAGTTTGCCAAAATGTCAGTCTTGTCGCCGTATTCTGCATTCTTCGTGGTGAATAGCTTTTCGGCCCGCTTCATCGCATCAGCCATGATGGTAAGCTGCGGATTGCTGCCAGCAAGATTGACGGGGGCGGCGAGAGAATGGGGGACTTTGTTCACAGCGGGCTCCTGTTGTGCGACGGGTTTGATGTCAGCGATGGTTTCGTAAAGGTCGTTGATGTCGATTTTTTCAGCGAGTGTGCTCATGAGGTTTGCTCCTTTTGCATGGACGATGCTTTCCGCAGCACACGCGATTGATTGAGGGCTCGTCTCGCGTTTGTCACGTATTCATCGTTAATCTCGAGGCCGATAACATGATCGGCTCCGAGGGCTTCTGCGGCCCGCAGCGATGACCCACCACCGCATGTCGGATCGAGAAATCTGGTGTTCGAATCGACGAACATTTGTAAAAAGTGCTTGAGGACTGGTTCGGGTTTGGTGTGGGGATGATGCTCCTTGTTGGTTGGGGAGGCGATTGCGTTGCTGACGGGCTTCACAAGCAGGCGATCTTCGCGAGATGCGATCAGGGCCGTCTCGTAAATGCGTCTGGGTTCGCGCTTGGGGTCCGGCACAATTCCCACGTTGTCACTCTTGACCCAGATTAGTGGGAAGTTGCAGAATGAAAGGTTGGGTGCGAGGTCGGAAAACATTTCGAGTGTGCGCGCTTGGATTTTGATGTCGCCGGAAAGCCAAAACACCAGATGCCCGGAATGGGCCATGATGCGATCAAGATTGGCGCACAAGCATTCGATTAGTTTGATGTAAACGTCTGCGCCATCGTCGTAGCCAGATGTGGTGCGCTTGCCAGACCATGCGCCCCCGAAGACATTCACGCCGTAGGGGAAGTCGCAGTGGATCAGGTTGAAGGGTTCGCCCCGATAGGCTGGAGCCCAGTCGAGGAAGGACTCTTGAAGGATGGACTGGTCGGCTGGAGTTATGAGGGGTGCCGTTCGTGCCGATTTCGGCGGGGCGTCCGCCGATGCGCCGGTATGGGGGGTTTTTTGGCCGGTGGTTGCGTCTAAAAGGTCGTCTAGGGGGTTACTACCTTCCACCCCTTCAAGGGCGTCATTGGCCGCCGCCGTGGCGCTATGCAAAAGGTTGCTAACCGCGTCCGCCGCGACCCGTTCATCCTCTCTGGATATAAAGTTGTAGGCCCGAGTTGCAGACTCCATCATTCGCACGTTATCGCGATGGAGTTCCTTGGCGACACGGCAGCATCGCTGCACCCACGCGGGGCTATAACCCAGATTGTCCGCGGTCTTCGTGTAGTTCCAGCTATCGCCGTGTTGCTGCCCCAGCACTTCATGGATCGAAGCCATCGCGAGACATTGATCCTGCCAGCCCAAATCTTTACGCCTCAAATTTTCTTCGAGTTCGACGACACGCTGCTCGATTGGCGAGAGGTCCGACAGTAATCGAGCCGGGATGGTTTCGAGGTCCAACTGGCGAGATGCTGTGAAGCGCCGTTCGCCTGCGATTAGCTTGTAGGGTTGGTTTGCGGGGCCTGTCTCGGCCACCAAAATGATCGGCACCAACACCCCATTCCTCGGAATGCTTTCCAAAAGATCGTCGATTATAATTTCTTTTCGCTGGCGTGACCCACGGTCAATCCAGATGTCTTTAAGGGAAATGTCCATTACAGTGATCCTTCGTAACCAAATTGGTTTTGGCGAGTGTGAAGTAAGTTGTGATAGGCTTCGTCTGGGCAGACGATTAAATTTGATGGGCGATTATCGGATTTAACTCCGTTGATGTGATGCACGACTGCTCCAGCAGGAAGTGGTTTTCCCAAAGCCCTTTCCGCAATCAGTCTGTGTTCTGCAACTGCTTTGTTATTTATTTTCAGATAACGGTAGCCAGTGTGATGAACATGACCTGCTCCGTTTTCGTTCCGGCGAGCATCTGTCGAGCCATGATGGTAAAGTCGCTGCTGATGTTTACCGCATAAACAATTTGCATGAACTGGCCGAGAGCAATCATCGACAGAACAAATAGCAGTCTTGCGGGAACCTTTTGGTTGAGTGCGAATGTAAAGCGGATCGCCGTTTACAAGCCAGCGCTGATAATGCTTGCCACACCAGCCTTTGGTCTTGGCTACATTTTCGCAATCGTCAATTTTGCACTTAACCATTTCAGCCTCCAAGTGAGGGAGGGGGATTCCCCCTCCCTGCTTTGTTAGATTATTCGCCTTTGACGGTTTTAATCTGGTTTCTCGGCGGATCATCCGGGCGTTCCGGGTTGAAACGCTGCGTGATGTAAGCAAGAACGCTCTGGCCGACAGCCTCCGGGATCAGTTCGTCAAACGTCGAACCAGTCGTCTTGAGGCCAAGTGACTCCAGAAAGTCTTTCAAGCGGAAACGCGCATCCGGCGTGAGGTAGAAGTCCGTGGACATCTTGCGAGTCGAAAGGTCGATCTCCGCCAAGTCCTTCGGGTCCACATCATCGCTCGCGGAGTGGAACTTCAAGCCAAAACGCACGTAAGGCGTCTTGTTCTTGTTGTTATCTCCGTATTCGAACGAAGCGATCGTGCCGTGATAAGTGCCTTCCGGCAGCGCCATCGGCGCTTTCACATCATCGAGATTTACAGCGAGGAGGTCTTTGAAATTAACAGCCATTTTTTACTCCATAGTGAATAGACCCCGTGAGGGGCCAGTATTAGGACCTTTGGTCCTAATTCCTTACAGCCGCGAAATAGTCGGCTAAACCTGTTTCGAGCGGATAAGACGCTTGAACTTTTGAAGGTGCTGTGTTTTTGCACTCAATCGTTCCTTGAGACGTGGTGAAGATCTGGCGTTTGAGATTTTGCCCGCGACCAGAAGACTGCGCAAGCAAGACCGTGTTGAAGTAACGGCCCACTTTCGGAGGGAGAGCTTTTCCCAAAGTGTTAGGATAGTAACGCTCCGGGCCACTTTCGTCTCCCATCGGTTTGATGTGGCAGTTGATTATCACGTTGCATTTTACGGACTCGTCGTAGAGCATACGAAGAAGGTTTTCGACCAAAACCTGAGCCAAGCCCCAATCGCTTTGATGAGGATGCTGACCGAGGCGACCGTTCATTGCCAAAATGTAAGACAAAGCTGCGTCGGAAAGCATGGTGAGCGAGTCGATGACGAGAACTGTCTTGCTGTCCCATGTGGTGATCGCACCGAGGCTCGTGTCGCCGTCTTTCCAATCGCCCAACATGCTTGTCGTGCGCTGCCAAACGCTGGCCTTCGCGGGGATCAACTTGCCGCCCACGTTTTTCATTGGCTCCGTGATGGTCACGTAATCCACGTTTGCGATGCTGTCTTTCGCGTAGCGGCCTGATGTCAAAAGGTCGCGCAGCACATCCACGCCGTTGTCGAGATCGAGGATGCGAATTTTGTAGTTCGCCGCCGCAAGGCTCGCAAGTGCGCCGGTCTTGCCTGATCCCGAGTCGCCCACGAACAACAGCTTTGTGGTGTCTGCGGAG